TTAATTTAGTTCCCTTTAGGGGAACTAATATTTCTATAAATTCTTCTTGACTTATATCGACGTCTCCCCGAGGTCGACGTCATAGCATCTTCCAGATGCGTCCTAGCTACTAGTTGTGCAGCTTTTCAGCCCTTTATAGGGCTGTGTTGCAGTTTTACCACCATTTAAGGTGGTTTTCTATTGACTTTTCAGAATAAAACTGTTATACTAACAGTATAAATAATCCTCTAGGAGTCAAGCTATGCCGTTTGTAGCAAGAGTTAACTGGAAAGAAGAAGTTCCCAATATTAAAAAAAGATTTCTAACAGACGAAAAGATTAGTTATCAAGGATTAGCTAACGAGTACGGAGTCTCAAAGGAACGCATCAGGCAAATTCTCAAGCAGTACAGCCTTCACGAACAACACTTCGAAAGAAAGCGGGCTATTGTTCGTGCTAAGAACGAAGAAAAAGTAAAATTAAAGACTTTGCGAAGGGGGAACCCTACTGCGTATGACCCAGTTTTGTACAGAACACTGCGCCATAAATTTTCTAGTAAGCGGGCAAACGCATTACGCGAAGGCATTCCTTGGGAACTCAACTTTGGAAGTTTAGTGTTCCCTGAGTATTGCCCTGTTTTGGGAATTAAGATTAATTATTTTGCAGAGTCACGACAAGAAAATTCTATGTCATGGGACAGAACAGACCACACAAAAGGCTATGTTGACGGTAACGTGCGAATTATGTCTTGGAGGGCAAATAGGATTAAAAACGACGGAACTAAAGAAGAACACCAAAAGATAGTTGACTATTTATCTAAAATAGAATAACAATCCCTCTAGTATGTCAAGTTTTAATCTGGTATAATATACACATACTAAGGAACCAACATGAGTGAAATAGAGACCACAACCGTTATTCAGCCTTACAAGCCTCAACCGCCACCTCCGAAGGGGCGGATTAAGGGCTCCAAGAACAAGCTCACCCTATTGAGGGAAGCTGTACTGACCAAGACTGAGTACAAGATTCTTGATGAGTTGCCAAAAATTATCGCCGTGGTTTGTAAAAAAGCTGAGGAAGGAGACCTTACTGCCGCCAAACTCATTATGGAGCGTATTATTCCAGTTCGTAAGATGAGTGACGGGGAAGAAAACGGTGCTAAGGGGCCTCCAACCATCAACATCGTGATAGAAGGGGCAGAAGGAAACAGACAAAGAGTCACAATCGAAACCCCCAAACCAGCCATAGAAGATGCTGAGTTTGAGGAAATAGACGACTAAAGGAGTTTGTATGTGTGTTGTTAGTGCAATCATCGACAATCAGATAAATAACTGGCCTAAAATTGGGCCTACTGTTACTCCCGGATTTGTTATTCACAAAATACCTTGTTCACAGGAAGAACTCGATGAGTTTCGAGAACTTCTGAAAAAGGCTAAGGAATGGGATAAACGTACCAATCAACCAAACTGTGAAAGCTTAGAAAAAACAGCAAAGCTTAAGGAGCTTTGTAAAGAACTAGGGGAAATCGCAGAAGCAACCGAGAAGGATTTAACCCACTATGAGTAAAGAAAAACCCACTATGGGTAAAGAAAAGCAGTGTGCTGACGGCCATAACACTCCTATTGCTATGGCTGTTGATGGTTCAACCCCACGTCTACACAAAGCAGCTAAGGTAAACGGCCTACAGAGCGGTAACAACTCCAAGCCAACATCCAACGGCTCCAAGTAAATTTTACTAGCAGTAAAGGAATCTTAATATGTGGTACATTCGCTATACAACTGGTCCTAAGACCAACACCCCCGATAAGGCCGCAAAGGTGACGGCTAAGGCTATTCGGAGTCACATCAAAAATATTGACACCGACGGCGCATGGATGCGACGCTGCGTCGAGGATTCACTCAAGTACATCGCGAGTTTTTCTGCCGTGGCCTATGCGCCCGCGCCCGTCACGTCGTACGAGCCAGTTGAGGACAAGCCGGTGAAGCCGAACGTCTGCGTGTGGGACAAGCTCAGCGCAGCGGAAAAGGCTCGTGTAGAGGAGTTAGCTGGCTCACCAGAGTAATTTATGGCGGAGGTAAAGCTAAATTTCAAGCGTTCTGGAAAAGAGTATAACAGACTCTATCACCAGCATTTGAAGGCTGGTACTTTAGGGGATTTCTTGCTGCGGGGTAAAAACACAGGGCGCAGCAAGAACAAAGAGCACAACAACAAAGTTGCCTTGCAGTATTGGAGACGGAATCCAGCTAAGAGACTGCATGCTGCTGCTAAGTATAGAGCTAAAAAGTATGACCTCGACTTCGATATTGAAGAATCTGACTTAGAGATTCCAGAGTTTTGCCCCGTTCTGGGGATAGAACTCAAGCAAGGCGGTATGAATAGTCCCAACTCTCCTTCTTTAGACAGAATTGACAATAACAAAGGCTATGTAAAAGGCAACGTGCGAGTTATATCGCACAGAGCAAATACAATTAAAAGTAATGCTACTCAGGAAGAGTTAGAGAAAGTCCTAGAATACGTCAAACAGTATGCCGATTGACCTTTCCTTTAAATTGCACCCAGCCCAACTGGATGTTTTTACCTCCCCTAAGCGGTTTAAAATAGTTTCAGCAGGTAGACGAGGCGGTAAGACCTACCTATCTGCTGTAACCCTTCTTGTAGAAGGGCTCAAGGAAGTAAACGAGCGCGGATACAAGTTAGGCAAGGACCGTGTAGTCTACTACGTAGCTCCTACCTTCAATCAGGCCAAAGATATTCTCTGGAAACTGATTAAAGAACTAGGCAAAGACGTCATAGAAAGCACTCTAGAGAACACAGGTGTTATCCGTCTTATCAACGGACGAGAAATACACCTAAAAGGCTCCGATAGGCCGGACACGCTACGCGGAGTCGGCCTCAGCTACGTAGTCATGGACGAGTACGCATCTATGAAACCGGAGGTTTGGGAGCAAATTATTCGCCCAACCCTCTCGGACGTAGAAGGAGGAGCCTTATTCATAGGGACTCCGGCAGGAAAGAACCACTTCTACAAGCTGTTTCAGGAGGCTGCAACACCTCGATTCAGTGATGAGTGGTTAGCCTACACGTTCAAAAGCGTTGATAATCCCTTTCTTAACCCGAAAGAGATTAAAGCCGCTAAGCGGAGCATGTCCAAGGCTTCATTCAAGCAAGAATTCGAGGCATCCTTCTCCACCATTGGTGGCGCAGTTCTTAACCCCGAGCTGATTATCCTTGGTACGGAGCCTCCTGAAGGTGATTTTTACATCACCGTTGACCCAGCAGGCTACGAACCCGAAGATTTGAAGAATCTTGCTGCAAAAGCCTCCAATCTTGACGAAACAGCCATCGCAATCGTTAAAGTAGGCACTTACGGGTGGTGGGTAGCAGATATTCACCACGGGCGATGGGATGTACGAGAGACCAGTATACGCATTCTACGGGCAGCCCAAATCTACCGCCCTAAGGTTGTAGGAATCGAAAAAGGTTCCCTCAAAAACGCTCTAATGCCCTATCTCAAGGACCAAATGCTACGACTCAACACGTTTCCTAACGTAGCAGAAGTCACCCACGGAGGCAAGAAGAAGATAGACCGTATCCAATGGGCTCTGCAAGGCCGTCTAGAACACGGCCGATTAAAGTTTAACGACGGTCCATACCTAGAAAAACTCACCGATCAGATGGCAGATTTCCCCAACCCTCTTGCCCACGATGACCTTCTCGACGCTCTAGCGTACATCGACCAAGTTGGTACGGTGATATACAACGAGGACATTATAATAGATGACTCCTACGGAATTCCGTTGGATGATATAAGTGGGTACTAATGACTGATACATCAGACTTAGCTACATGGATTACCGCCAAGGTTAAGGCTTGGGAGAACTGGCGCGACTCCAATTACCAAGAGCGTTGGGATGAATACTACCGCTTATGGCGTGGTATCTGGATAGAAGCAGACAAGAATCGAGCAGGCGAACGCTCACGCATCATTTGTCCCGAACTAGCTCAGACAGTAGAGACTATGGTAGCGGAACTAGAAGACGCTACCTTTATCCGCGACCGTTGGGTGGATATAGCTGATGACGTCCAAGACCAAGACAAAGCTGACGTGGGCAAAGCTCTCAACCTTCTACTTGAAGAGTTTGCGGCTAACGGAGTACCTGACGCTGTTAGTCAGAGTTACTTCAATGGTGCTCTATATGGTACCGGCATTGCTAAAGTTGTGGTGGATAAAGTCAAGGAGCCAGTTGTAGAGAACAGCGGACTACCCAGCGTATCTTTCAAGGATAAGTACATAGTTCGTGTCATCCCTATAGCCCCTCGTAACTTCGCTATCGACCCGAACGCACGCAACGTAAATGAAGCTCTAGGTTGTGCCCACATTCTTAAGGTGCCTATGGCATCAGTTCTCAAGAAGATTAGTGAAGGTATCTATCGTAACGTACCAGTTAATCCCTACAACGGGATGGTTGAGCGTATTGATAGCCTTGGTGAAGCAGAACTACAAGACCAAGAGACCGAAGCAGTCAAGATAGTTGAGTATCACGGTCTAGTACCTAAATCTTTACTAACAGTAAAAGAAACACTGTTCGACAAAGTTGCGCAGGCTATAGAGACTCTTGACACCACCGTTAAGCCTCCTTTGGAGGGTGGTGGTGAGCTGGCTAGCGAAGAGCTAGTTGAAGCTATCGTAACCATCATCAACGATGAGTTTGTAGCCCGAGCCGTAGCCAACCCATTCCTAATGGGAGACCGCTCTATCGTAGCCTATCAGCACGATACGGTCCCTGACCGTTTCTGGGGTCGCGGAGTAGCCGAAAAAGGTTACAACCCACAAAAAGCACTAGACGCAGAGATTCGTGCTCGAATTGATGCGCTAGCCCTTTCCACACAGCCTATGATGGGCATCGACGCAACTAAGATTCCAAGGGGCGAGACCTTCGCTGTACGGCCCGGACGGAACATCCTCACTCAGGGCAATCCAGCAGAAGCCCTCCTACCTCTTAAATTCAATCCTCCCGACCCCCACACTTTCCAGCAAACCCAAGAACTACGGGAGATGATTCAGCGTGGTACAGGTGGCTACGAGCTACCAGCAGCCATGTCCGACGCTAATCGTATGGCCGCTACCTCGATGAGTATGGTAGTAGGCTCAATGATTAAGCGTAGCCGTCGTACTCTAGCCAACATCGAACGCCAGTTTCTACGTCCACTAGTAGAAAAGGCTCTATGGCGGTACATCCAGTTCAATCCTGAACTATTTCCTCTACGAGACTACAAGTTCAATGTCAAGGCTACAATGGGCATTATGGCCCGTGAGTTTGAGCAGGGCCAACTAGTATCTTTACTTAGCACCGTTCCTCCAGAGAGTCCTGCTTACTGGATGCTTATTCGTGGCATCTACAGCCATAGCTCAATAGATAATCGTGAGGAAATGATTAAGTTCTGTGACCAAATGATACAGAACGCTATGAATCCTCAGCCTCCTCCACCAGACCCCAAGATCATGGTGGACCAAGCCAAGCTGGAGTGGGAAAAGGAAAAGTGGCTAGATGAGAGAGACCTAGAGACTCGTAAGCTAGAACAGCAAGATGAGATGTTCAAAGCGGAAGCTAAGCGAGATGTGGGCGAAGGCTACATGCAAACTGCTACAGCAGCCCTACAGATGGTTAAGGCAGAGACAGAGAAACTACGGGCTGAAAGCGAAGCTATGAAGAACATAGCTGCCGCGCAAAAGTCTATGGTCGAAGCTCAGATGGCTGGATTCCAGCAACAGATGGACGCTCTTATGAAGGTACGAGATACCTCAAAGAACGAGACTAAGGAATCGTCTAGCGAAACCTCCAAGCCTGATGGAACCAAGACAGTCAAGAACGAGAAGGTATCTAAGGCACCCGACCCAAACACCTCGGCTACAGACCCAATCCTAGAGAAGCTAACACAGCTAATCGAAGGCCAGATGAAGCTAATGCA